TATGGATCATGTAAGAGCCATTGCCCCAGTTGTCGCTCAAATAACTTGACATTGTTGCGCGAACCGTATCGCCATCAAAGTCGCCAAACGGCACGGCCACAGCGTCGTTTACCTTAACGTTTGCCAGGTATGGCTTGATGTGCGCAGTCACGCTTCCATACGGGTATTTAGACGCCTTTCGAGCGCCTTTCGTGGCGATGGCTTTGCCCCATTCTTGATCATCCAGCTTGACGTGGAATGACGCGCCGGCCGCTTCCAGCAGACGCAAGGCTTTTTCAACGGCATTGGTTTTGATTTCCATTTTGGATTCCCCTTTTAATTCAAAAAGTAAGTGACAGGCTCAAAGTCTGAGTCGTCAAGGATGAGGGTTTGACCCCCGTTGACAGCGAACGCGATGTCGCCGTGGTCCATTGCCCGCTCAACTGACATGAGCGTGTCAATGAATGCATCTGACTCGACGTTATCGAACAGCTCCTTGAGTTTGGAGATGCCGCTGTCGGTCAACATATAGATCACTTTTGCGTTTTCTTTGACTTGCATGATGTTCCCCTTTTAAATTGCAGTGTGTTTACTGTAACACAGTTTTAAACATTTGTGCGACGTGTGTATTTTCTTTTTTGCACAGGCTCAACGACTGGTTGACGCATGGACTCCAGTGCGGCACGGCGCACGTTGGCGACCTGTGCTGGTGACAGGCGGCCATTCAGATCAAAGATGCGTGCCAGCTTTCCAGCGGCGTCGTCGGTATACCCGCCGCCCATCTTGCGACCTAGTTGCAAGTAAGCCTCGACTAACTCGGCGTCCCCTGTATCGGTGCGCCACTTTGACCGAACGTCTGCTAGGCGTTGCTGTGCGATGTGTTGTGTTTTGCTCATGGTTATGCTCCTGTTAAGGGGCCGAAGCCCCGTTGGTTATTTGAATTTCTTAATCAGCGCTTTGAGCTTACGGACCTCACCTTGCGCCCACTTTTGGTCATAAGGACCATCCTCGAAATCACCCGACAAGGCATCGCCGTTAATGTGTCCAGCCTCATGGAACGTGGACAAAACGTACTCGGCCTCATGCACGATTTCGGCGTCGGTGTAGTCTTCAAATTCTTTGCCGTCGTCGGCAGATATGCCCTCCAACGTCGCGTACAACTCATCAATGTTACACGCCGCTTTGATAATTGCTCTCATTTCAGTTCCCCTTTTAGTTGAATATGACACCATACTTTTGTGATGTCATGTGTTTATTATACATCTATTTCAAACACACACAATAGGGGTTTTCCCTAATATTTAAAAATATTTTTTCCTGTTGTAATGGGTAAACACAGGAGGCTACCGTATGAACACATTTCACGACTTTCTGGCAGACCTGAACGCACTAATGCGCCAACTGCCATCAACAGACATCGAGGCTGTACTGTGGCTGAACAGCCTGCAATACAACATCACAATGGCGGTGGAGCAAATCCAGCGCGAAGACTTGAACAAAGAGAATTTTGGAGGTACAGACTAATGCACGACCCAGTAAATCACCCCAACCACTACCTGTCACACCCCAGCCACATTGAGTGCATCGAGGTGACAGAACACATGAACTTCTGCCTCGGCAACGCGATCAAGTACATCTGGCGTGCCGACCTAAAGCATGACGCCATCGAAGACTTGGAAAAGGCGGCTTGGTACATACACCGTGAAATCCAGCGCAGGAAGAAATAAAAAAAACAATTCTTCCCAACTATTTTTGCAAATGGTGTTATGATTTATCGAGACACGGCTAGGCTGGGCTTGATCACCCAACCGAAAAGAGTTCCTCCCCTCTCCTGCCGTCGTTTCTTTCAAGGGGGTGTAAAAAGGTGAGCAATATGCACTATTACCAGTTCAACATTGGTGACTATGCCAGTCACACACGCCATCTCAATTTGCTTGAGGACTTGGCTTACAGGCGCCTCTTGGATGCCTACTATTTGCACGAAAAACCGCTGGACATTGATTCAACTTTGGTTGCGCGTCAAATCGGTATGCGTGAACACGCAGACGTTGTTGATGCCATCTTGAATGAGTTTTTTGAGTTAGTTGATGGTTACTTTGTGAACCTGAGAGCAGACAAAGAAATACAGGCGTACAGAGGGAAAATCGAACAAGCGTCACGCGCTGGTAAAGCGTCTGCTGAACGCAGGTCCAACGCCCGTTCAACGGACGTTCAACCAAACATAAAACAAGAACCATTAACCATAAAACAAGAAACAAAGAATACAGCAACTGCCGTTGCGCCGCCTGTCGGCGTATCACAATCTGTTTGGGATGATTTTGTAAAACAGCGTAAAGCAAAAAAAGCTCCCGTCAGCGAGACGGTCATCACGAAAATCCGCAATCAGGCTGAAAAGGCTGGCTGGTCGCTTGAGGATGCTTTGGCAGAAATATGCGCCAGAGGGTGGACTGGGTTTAATGCGGACTGGGTAAAAGAAAAACAGACGTTTGCCCAGCAAGCCGCTGACGTGGCTCGGACAACGGTTCCAATTGCACCGAACCATGACGCGGCTCTGAAAGCAATTGAAGCCGATTTGAAGCGTGCTGTACCAATACCCAAAAACATTCGTGAGCAAATCAATGCCGTGCTGAAAAAGGCCTGAAGATGCGTAAGAAATCAAAATACAAACCCAAAGGCGTCCGACTGGACACAATGAACTGGGTCGTTACAGGGATGACCAAGGTGTCAGCCAAAGAATCAGCTTATGTCACCATGCACCTCAAGAACATGAGCGCCCTCGATTCACTGGCCAAGGGTACTGCCAACAAAAAAGAGGTCGAAATTGTCATTGGCGTCATAAACGTCGCTGAAGCGCTTTGCGCGCTTGGGGTAGGGTCGGAGTACACCCAGATCGTTTTAAACGCTTCTGGCGCCCTTTACGACGTTTGTATGCGGTCTTTTGAGATAAACAATAGGTTCATTTGTCGTGGATCAGAACTTTCGGCCATAAAATTGGGATATGAGGTTCACGACGCCCAGATGGAAACCACCACCATCGGTATGCTGGACAAGGCACTCGATGTCATTGACAAGACCATCCGAGCGCAGAAAGCGACGGTGATTGCATGAGAGGCGGTAAGAACCCAGCAAAGCGCATAGATGCCTACCTATTTTCAAAAACGTGGAAAATGTTTGATATGGGCAGGGAACTGGATGCTCATCAGTTAGCAGACGCTCTTGAGGTGTCAATCCGAACGTCTTGGCTCTGGCTAAGAACCTTGCATGAGATGCGGTGTATCCATATCGTTGGCTGGAAAAAGGACACTATTGGACGCGACCAGACCCCAATTTATTCGGGTGGGGATGGATTTGATGTACCAAAAAAGGTACGCACACCAGAAGATCGCAAGCGCAAGTACCACGAAAAGAAAGCACGTTTACTTAGGGAGAAAATCACATGACAACAGTAGCAACGACAGATGCAACACTGGCGCAAGAGACTGAGTACGACGCAGAGTTTACGCCTGAGATTCAAGCGTTGGCCAGAAAAGCAGGGTTCTGTATGTGGAGTGACGAGGGTTGGCGGCCAATGTTTGGGTTAGTTGATTGGTCTTGCTACTATGATGATGAGCTTATTAAGTTCTATCACTTGGTTCGTGAACAGGTTTTAAAGGAAAACACATGAGCAAAGGTTCAGCACCACGACCTTTTGACGTAGACCGTCAGGCGTTTGAAAATAACTGGGATGCAATTTTTGGTAAAACTAAAAATGTTCAAAACAAACCTAATGACTCACAAGAGCGTGCTGAAAAGCCTGAAGACACCGATGGTGGAGTACCTAAAGGAGCCGAGTAATGTTAATTACGCAGGAATTATGGTTTTGGTATTTGCTACCTGTTGTGTCGCTTTTTTGCTTGGGTTTGCCTACGGGCTACTACTGGGAGGTTTTCAATGAGCTACCAAATGGCCAAGAGGGTACTTGATCGTGTCCGAGACGGTGCAACCTACCCCCTCAGTATTATTACCGCGGCCCTTAAAGTCACGGGAGACCTGGAAGAGTCCATTTACTGAGGCTCAGTACGCACATTTTGAAAAGCTAAAAGCACAAGCCAAGCCGATCAATGATATGGCTGTGGCCCGTGAGTTGTACCATTCATGGCTCTGGCGCGATCCACGTGACCGCAATCAGTGGCTCAAGGGTGTATT